AATCCCCCGCTTTCCGTCTGTCCTATTGGCAGGAATCTTTCGATGACGGCCCTGCCTGGTGCGATTAAAACTCTAAAAAAGAGTTCGGAAATAAAAGTTTATTTCAATTCCTTCCTGGTGCGATTATGCCACAAATATACTGAAACATTTCGAACAAAAAAATAAAAACAAAATATTTTTTTATGATAAAACATCCGCCCCTGTTCTCACGAACAGAAGCGGAAAAATTAACTAATTAAATCTCTGGTGTGAAGTATGGTTGTTTAATTATACGTTACTGATCCATTCGTAAATCTCCGGCCACGTGGGTAATCCTCCCACCTGCTTGTCGTCGATGTAGCAGTGTGCATACACCTTGCGCGAATTACTACCGTACAGTGCCGAATTGTCCGGACAATTATCGTTTATCCTGTCAAACGGTATTCCGTGTTCCAAAAGCCAATTTATGGCCTCAATGAGTAGGTCACCTCCCCTGCTTGTCCATACAATCAGATAATGCCCGTCCGCTTTTAACTTTCGCATAATCTCAACCGCATACGGAGCAGGTAATCCAATTTCAGGCCATTTTCCGCAGTGCAGCGTTCCGTCAAAATCTACCGCGATAATCATATCTATATTTTATGATTTATGTCTTTTACGCCCATGATTATTCCACCCTGCAGCAATCGTCGAAATCGACCATATTACGAGTAAAACTATAAATGCCGCTTCCATAAATTTCAGTATCTTAAATCGGCTCAGTGATTATTTCCCCCTCTTGTTAACTGACTTTCTTGCAACTCCCACAAAAAATGAAACATTCGGATAATGATAGTCAGGTGATTGCCTCCAACGCTTATCAACAATATTATCCAATCTCCACCCGCCACGCAAAGGATTATACAATAAATCTCCATCCTGCGTTTTAACATCATTCCTCAAAAGTTCATATCCGTCAGGGAGTTTTGCTTCAATTTCATCAAAATAATCCCTGTCTAAGATTTTACTATCTATTTTATTGTTCATAATTTTCCTCCTTCAAATCGTAATTCAAGAATCCAAGTTTTTCTTTCAAATTCATACAATCGATTAAATTATCACTAAAAAAATATTTTATCGAAATCTTTTGCGTTCCGGTGCAGGTTTTTTCTGCAAATTTTCTGTATGCTGTTGTCCGAACCCCCGTGGCCATATCCATTCTCGTACCTCCTTTCCATCGATCGTGTTTATCCCCACGTATTGTATGTTTTTTTGTTCCGTTTTTTATCTTGTCAACGAAACGATCTTTAAAACTTATAATCATAGTTTGTCTTTTAACGTGTTCCACAATTCGCTCGCATATCTGTCTTGCACTTGCAGAAGACCATTTACGTGCTTGACGCCACTTATAATCGTATCATGACGCCTCCCGTACATCTTGCCTATCTCGAGAGTCGTGTGCCCCGTTTCGCGCAACTTTTTCCAGTGCAGCTGTCGCGCGATAACCAAATTTGCCTTTCTGCTGCGCCCCAAAAGATCGCTTTCGCTATATCCCGTGACGCTTATTAATTTCTCAATCATCGCCTCCATTTTTCCATAAAATTATTGCCACAATCAAACACAGCAACAGCACCGTATTCAACGCTCCGAATATTAGTGCAAATCCCGCCATTTCATTCATAATCAATTATCAATTATACATTATCAATTGTTTTTGTATTTCCACCCGTTCAACCGGTACACTTCCCGCCTCGCGTCCTCTTTCTTGTCGTACGTCGCAATCTTCCTTCCTTCGTACGATCCGGGACGAACCTCCCGCCATCGTACAATACACCACATATACGAGTCGCGTTCATAAGTATATTCCGGATGTTTCTTCATTTCACTTTTTACTTTTCCGTTTCTTCCTTTTTCAGCTCGATAAAGAAAACTTCGTCCTGCACCACCTCGATGCCGCATTTTCCCATGTTTTTTTGCACGTCAGGCATTTCCCTGTCGGCAAGCAGTTTGTCTTTCGCCGGCTCTTCGATCACGCGCACGTAACCCGGCAGGAATTCTTTCAACAGGTTCAGTGCAGCGCCCCACGTGAATCCCTTTAGTGTCTTCAGCTTCGGTGTACCGGTTCTGAACCCGAATATCCCGTGCGCACTTTCCATCGACTTCTTTTTTGCAAACAATTCCGCCTTGTTTTCTACCGCAAAAGCCTGCACCACTTCAAAGGCATTGTCTTTTGTCTCAGTCAATTTCTGAATTTCGTCAGAATACTTCTCTCGTATGCGCGTAAACTGCTCGTCCATCGTAGCGTTTATTTTCGCCAATTTTGCGTCGGCAGCTGCATATTCGGCCATAGCTGCTTCCATCGTTTCGCTTGTGATCCCCGAATAGATCACCTTTTTTTCTCTTTTAGCCATTGTTTTCTGATTTTATTGTTGTTAGTATGATCATTTTCGTGACTTCACGAAAATGGTTGATTTCGTAATGTGTATTTTGTAATTTGTAATTCTTCCCTAATCCCTGTTCTCCAACTTGCTCAATTCCATCGCCGCAGGCGTTTCCATCCACCTGTCAAATGTCGATTTTGAGATGTCGAACTCAGGACGGATGTACTGCCGGTAAATTTCAGTCATCGGTAGCCCTTTATGCTCCTGTTGTACTCTTCGAACAATCAGCTGCGCCTTCAGCACACGCTTGTAGTAATATCTTTTGTTGTAAGCCATCCGTCCGGTAATTAGGTTAGTTCATCCAAAATTTTGTGTCCAGCTCGTCTCGCGTAAGTTGTTCCGCGAAATTCAAGTCTTTCCGCTTTTTCGTAAAAGCGTTATAAATCGACCGCAGTCGTTCCAGCGGAATGTCGTTGAAGTTTTTCACGCCGGCGGCCCTGCATGCGATCGCCTTCACTTCGTCCATTGTTGCCGTGTCGCTCATTGCTCTTCGCCACCCGAATATGGCTGCTATCACACGTTTGCGCCACACGTCTTCCTGCTGCGACCTCTTGTCGAGCATCAATTCTATTTTGTTGCACACATCGAGTAAATCGTGTGCAGATAGGTCGCGGGATGAAGTAACACCGTATGAGGCGAGAATCTCTCTTTTCCCCTCTTCACCGATACCCGCCTTTCCCAAAAGCGTGTGAAATTTTTTGAGTAGCAATTTTCGCTGTTGTTCCATCAATGTTTGCATAGCCTTTATTTTAATTTTCATTTATAGCCCCAATATTCTTCGGCACGATCTGCCCATATGTCGATAAATCCCTTTTCCCCGAACGACCTCCCGCGAGAAAAGGCCCTGTAACCCTCTATATATATTTTTTGTTTCGCGAGAAAAAGGACGCTTTTCCCGAGTTCCGTTCGCGGCCTGTCCCCCTCCGCCTGACCGATGAATATGAATAATTTGTCGGCCCATTGTTCCGTGAAGGATTTCAGCCGTTTTATCGTAGCAAATTCCGAATATTCAAGGCTGTCGATGATCACGAAATCGGCACTTCTGCGTTTGTTGAGTCGTTCCGTAAGTTCCTCGAGGTTATCGGTACATACATGCACGTCGCTGTTTCGTTCCAAAAGTCCAAACCTGTCAATCCCCTCCTGCAGCGATGCGCTGATTTCTCCCTCTTCGTAGCTTACGAAAAGCACCCTTCCGTAAGCCGATAGGCATTTGATCAACATAAGAATGAAACTCGTCTTCCCGCTGCCGCTATTGCCGAATATGTACCACACTCCTGTGCTCTCCGGACTTCCGAAAGCCTTTTCCCATTCTCCCGCGAACTCGAATTTCCGTACCGTCGCGTTCACAATGTTTTTCAGCGTTAATGCTCGTTTTATGGTCATTTAATCATCATTTAAAAAGCGTTCAAGCTGCTTTCTTTTTCTCGGCATGTATGCGTCTTTTCACTCTCCGCAAATCGCTGTCGCTGTCGTCGATGATCTTGTCGATCGTCCGCGCGTTGGCAATTCCGTTCGCTTCACAAATCGAGGCGATATCGTCCGCACAAACGCCGTCCAGCTCTATGCATTTCCGCCCGATACGGCTCCAAATTTCGTTGTAGCCTTTTTTGTTGAGCTTCACGCCACGTTTTAATCGTTTCTCGAGATGATTCGTTGCTTGCAGAACGATACCGCACTCGTCCTCCAGCTGATTGTAAATTGAAATGAAAAAGTATAATACCTGATCGCTCAGTTTATCCGCTTCGTCCAATATGAGCAGAGGCGCATCCTTCTTTTTCAACTCCGATACCACCTCGTGCATCATTTCCCCGACCGTGTATCCGCTAAAATCTTTTCCGAGCACCGAAAGCAGCTCGGAAAGAAATTGCTTCCTGTTCCAAAACTCGTTGCAGCACAATAAATACGCTCTTTTATGCGTTTCCACGTAATTTTTTGCGGCGAATGTTTTTCCGCTTCCGGCTTCGCCCGTAATAGCCAGCACCAGTCCGTTTTCCTGCGCGTCTGCATACATTGCCGTCAAATCGCGGAAATTTCTTGTTTCGACTACTCTCCACGTGTCCGTAGAATAACCGATCTGCGTCGCCACGTTGCGCCACATTTCGTCTTTTATCAACTCCCAATTGCCGTTCAGCATTTGTGAAATGGTAGCCGAGCTCACGTTTTTCAGCGATGCAGCCGCCTTGTTCTGACTTTCGTATCGTGCGCAGTATTCGCGCAACCGTTCCGAAATTCCCTGTTTGTCTAAGATTCTTTTTTTCATTTCAATTATATTTAGAGTTTTAATCACCAATCAATATTTGTCTAAAAACGACCCTTTTTCTTCCATTTCTACGATATCCTCGTCCACAATCAGTCTCGCCCTGTTTTTCTGCTGTTTGTGCTGTCCATTGCTGTCGGTGATCAATAACCGTTTCAGCGTTTCACTCTCCACGAGGTTGTGTTTAGATAAATGTTCGCGAACAATCGTACCCGATTTGGCCCGCCGCTCGGTGATCATTTTCACCTGTTCGGCATTGTAATCGTTCACTCGTTTCAACTGCTCACTGTCGCCTTCTTTCCTTTCGGCAAGCGCCATCGGCTGTATGTATTTCTCCTCGAGCATATAGCGTAATGTTTCGTCTTCGTTCACGGCCAGCGCTTTGCTCAAGTCGTCCGGATCGTACATTACCCGCCATTTCGTCGATGCATGGTCGCGGAATGTCAGATCGAAGCAATCGTAATCGCGCCGTTGTCCCAAAATGGTCGGATGCAGTCCGGAAGGCTGCAATAATATCGTCCGCCCTGTTGTTTCGCCAAATTGCAACAGATAACTTTCTTCCGATAAAATGATTTTCTTCGATTCGTCGAGCTCATTCCACAGCTCCATGTAGCGGTCTATCTTTTCCTCGCGCTCGCGGGCAATGATCATCTCCACCTGTTTGCATACACCCTCGAAGTCGGGGAATTGTGTTTTGTAACGGTTCAGATATTCGATATTCGGCTGTTTTTCACGATCGCTCGTGATCCCGAAACCCGACCAGTTCGGAAGCATCTGACACCATTTGCGGTTTATTGCGTTGAAGTACGGTTCGATGATTTTCGCCTTCGCGTTCTTGGCCCGCGCAGGGGTAACCTTGTCCGCCATCACCTCGTAATACGGCATCATGGTTTTTATCGCATAGCGGTCGCTCTGTATCTGATGAGCACGGTACATGTTTCCGAAAAGTTCTTTCGTGTGTTTCGCGGCATTGCGAAGCGCGGCTTGTGTGAGTTGAGGTGTTTCGTGTGTTCCAACCGCATACCCGATCGGATATTTCAAGCAAGCATCCAGGACGACTACGACGGTGGGCCTATGATGGTAAGTTGTTTTTCCTCCCGTTGTTTCCTGATAGAGTAGTTCGACATCCCATCCGTCGAGCGTCCAAAACAATAGCGGCGCCGTCGGTGCTTTCCTTTTTACCTGCATTGCCTTCGTGTTCGAAAAAGCAACGGCCCCGCGACGTCCGGCATAGGTCGTCGTTTCCATTTTCTCCCGCCAGATCGCCACGGTTGCCGTTGATATTTTTTTCCATCCCATCTCGCCCGCAATCATGTTATAAAGTCGCGCCACCTGTGCATTGTCGAGATTTCTGTCACTCCCGAGCAGTTCTACCAGATAGCTTTCCTTAATTTCGTCATTCACGCGCGCTGCGTTTTTGTTCAAAAAGTTTTTATGAATGAGGCACTCCAGCCCATCTTTTTTATATTGTCTGAATTTTTCCTCAAGTCTCCTGAAATTTGCCGGTAAGGTGTGAGGGTATTTCGTTCTGTCCAGCTCCTGTACGCCTTCGGAAATTTCTTTCCAGTTGTGTTTTATCCTTCCGCCTCTCGATTTCCGCATTTGCACCTTGTCAGCCAGCAATCTCCCGATCGCATCCAGCACGATGGCATTGGCATAATACTCGGCCCGCGTTTCTTTCGGTAAGTTTCGCCCGTCCGGCAACTCGTATTCGTCGAAGTAAGTAGCCGTTTCGCCGTTGTGCTGTATCCTTTCCTCGATGAGCGATCGTTTGGCCGCATCGTGAGGATCGCATCCAAGCACCTCCATTACGGCCACCTTGTATCGCTCCGGCAAACTTTCATACGATACCAGCGCCGGCGTATTCTTACAAGCTCTGCGGGGAACATTAATTATTCTCCTTTCTGTAAAATGTTGATATTGGCTTCGTGTTATTATCCTATTATCAATAAGCCAGGATGCTTCTACGCAGAGTATGTTCTTGTAATATTCCATCGCGTTACCGTTTTCAAATTTGCTCGTCTCTCCGAGCTGCCAAGCGCTTTCGCTTTGTCAATCTTTACTAAGATTCGCTGTCCAAAATTTTGCTTCCGCCCCTGACTTGAACAGGGGAGTATGCCGTTCGGAAAAAATGATTACTTTTGTTTGTCAAACTTTTTAAATAGTAATTGTAATGATGTTCAAAGCTGAATTAACCTTTAGGTGTAATGGTGACCCTAAATGCGATCATATAGATCGTTTACGTCGGTTGATGCTTCACGAGATCGAGAGGATAAAACTTCAATGTTGTATTTCTGAAACTGTAGTAGAAAGCGAAAAGCACATGGTTGACCATTATTTTCCTGTTGAGTATTATCCTGATGTTTTTGTAACATTTCATGTATCAAGGGAGATATCCTTCTTATCGTCTCTTCACTATGTCTCAATGATACTTCAAGGTTTTGCAGGGTTGTGTCTTTTAGATGAAGGTGTATATTCATTTTCTTATCGGATAATCCATCCTGAATAAACACGTTTCTATCACTTTTAGCTACTCTGTTGTCTGCGTATATCCCAAATTCCGGTACTTCTTCACCAAAAAACTCGGGAAATGCTTTTACAAGTTTATATCGGTTCTCCGTGTCGGCTAAATAGAATAATTCTTTTAGACCAACATAAAAAGAACCTTCTCCCGTTCGCTCACCTTTGTGCATTTGCATAAAAATACTTTCCTGCTGTTTTTTCATAGCTCATCGATTTTAAAGCGGTTTTCAATTTTCTTATAATCTCCTCGTTTTGAGGCCCTCAAAAAAAGCCACCCGGATATCAGAAACCAGGCGATTGCCGTCATGCTCGCCCATAGTGTGGAGTGCTCAGTGTCTATCGCCAGCCCTAACCAGCTCACAATCCAGTTGATGAGAATAATTTTCGATTTCATATGTTTTGTTGTTTATTGTTTTTCTATGCCGCCACGTTCGATCGCTGCTTTTCTTATTTTTTCGGCCAATTCGCTATGTGTTTTTCCGCGCAATGCCGCTCTGACGGTTACATAGCTCGTTTTGAACATCTTTGCCAATCTGCCTTTTTCGCCGAATCCGGTTAAAATTTCTCCCATTTTGATATCTTTTTAAAATTTATAGTACCTTTATCGCCTATTTCAATATTGAAATACGTGGCAAATATATAGAGTATATTCATAATAGCAAAATAAAATGTAGATTTTTTTCAAAATATTTATGAGCGTAACGGATAGAATAAGGGAAATAATTGAATACAAAAACATTAGCGCAAGGCAATTTTGTATCGATGTTGGCATTGCGAACGGTTATTTAGACAAGGTTAAAGATGTCGGTTCCGAAAAGCTGTTGAAAATACTCAACACATATCCTGAAATAAATCCTGAGTGGTTATTGACGGGCAAAGGCGAAATGTTAAGGAAGGAAACGAATTTGTATGATATAAATTTCGGTGGAAATATTCAAACTATTTTCGAGGCAAAAGAAAATTACAACAAGCTACAGAAAGACCAGGAAATAAATCTATACGATATCAACGCCGCAGCAAATTTGCAAACGCTGTTCGAATTAGGTCAACAAAACGTGATCGGAAAACTGCGCATTCCAAACCTTCCACGCTGCGATGGTGCCATTTACCTGCGCGGCGATAGCATGTATCCATTGTTAAAATCCGGAGACATTGTCATCTATAAAATTCTCAATAATCTGTCAAACCTCATATTCGGCGAAATGTATCTCATCGATTACTCTATTGACGGAGACGACTATCTCGTCGTAAAATATATCAACGAATCCGACATCGATAACCACATACGCCTTGTTAGTTATAACCAGCATTTCGGCCCGATTGACATTCCGTTATCGTCCGTTCGTTCAATAGCCATCGTAAAGGCCAGCGTGCGTATCAATACCCTCTTATAATCCCCTTTTTTCGACGATTTGTGCATTTCCGGGCCACTTTTCGCCCGTTTTTTTAACACATATATATAACTATCAGCTAATTACGCCCGATTTTTCATGTCCTCAATTGTATTTATGGGGGTAGTTTAACGCCGTTTTCGTTCATTTTAGGTCGTTTTTTTGGCATTATGGGGTGTTTTAAGCATCGTTTTTTTTAGTGTTTTGGGTATCCATTTGGGTATCCATTCGGGTATCCATTTAAAAAACGGCTCATTTTATGCCCGTTTCTTTCAGCTTTTCTCCCATCTTTTAGTACCTATTCCGATATCTATTTTGCCGTCAGTTTGGCCGTCCATTAGGCTGCCCATTCGGGTATCCATTCGGGTATCCATTCCCAAAAATCTCTCGTTATGCATAAAAAAAAACGGGCTTCTCTGGCCCGCTCCACGCCGTTTTTTCGGCTATATATACATTCCTCGTTTCACCCGTTTTCTTTCGTTCTATTCCCTTCTATCGCGCCATTTCGTGCACTCCTCACCACCAATTCAACATCATCAACCAAATCACCACAAAACCTTTCCAAAAATTCAAGCAAAATTCAATCGAATGCACATTTTGTTTTTTCTCACTATCCCATACATTTATAATTATCAATCACTTACATTTTCTCTTTTGTACAATTCATTTTTATCCCCATACTTGTTGCGAAACAGCAACCCCTGTGCAACCACCACCAAAAATAACTACTGCATCTTTCAGCGAAGCATCGTTCTCAT